AGCCGAGGTATTCAATAAGGTCTGGAAGCGGGCAATGGCGAAGATCAATAAAGGCTATCACGGTATCTCCCTATCGACTAATATCTGGGACCTGCACCGCACGACGTATAAAGATATCCGGAGAGTTATAACAACAGGGTATGCAGACCAGAAGTACGTCCATGAAATAATGAACGAGATCAGGGGATTTCTATATCTATCCGAAGCAGATATGAGAACGACGTACTGGAAAGAATTCTACAAAAGGAATCCGCCAGGACGAGGCAGGTATAAATCAGCTTATAAAAACATGGACAGGCTTATCCGCACCGAGGTTACAAGGGGCTACCGTGAAGCGACTGCGGAGTATGTCAAACAGAAGAAATGGGCAAAGGGTGTGAAATGGCACAGGACACCGGGTACTCGTGAATGTGGTGAGTGTGATGAGTATGAAAGCAGTGATCTTTATGGTTTGGGAGATGGAGTTTATCCGCCTGATGCTCTTCCCGTTTCGCATCCTCAGTGTATGTGTTATTTAACAGTTGAGCCAAACGAAGAATATTTAGCCGAAAAACAGCTGGTAGGGAAGACGGCAATATAATTATATAGCATAGTTGACAGTATTCAAATAGAACACTATAAATATAGAGGGAGTATTAAAAATGGCAGAAGCAAAGACGAAATCAGTTGCAGGAATGAGTCAAGCTGAGATTAACATTATCGAGGAAAAGCTAAGTTCACCGCATGGTATTTTACCATCAGAGATAGCGGCAGGGTTGTCGAATCGCTTTGATAAGGTGATGGCGGAAATCGACACAGCGAGAAGTAAGCTGGCCTACATCTACAAGGTGAAGCCCGAGGATAGAGTCAAGAAGATACAGGAAATCAAGAAAGAGATTTCCGAAGCACAGCAGAAGCGGCAGAAACTTGTATCGGGCTGGCATGAAAAAGTTATGACATATATTATAGCCACCTATGGCGAGGCAATAAAAGAGAACGGGAAAACGACATCTTACGGAGAGCGGTTAGAGGTGATGAAAAATAAGCACATGAAGAAATACTGGTAACAAATGGACAGGGCGGCGAATAATGTTCTGTACGCCCTTTGGCTTGAGAAAGAAGTCAAACAGATTTTAGAAGCAGATGCAAGTAATACCTCGTGGGATTTAATTGATAAGTCGAAACTGCCTTATCAGTGTTTTCTTTGGGTTGAAGATAGAGTTAAAAAAAATACCTGGCACTTGCCTTATCGGGAAGGCGCCGGTGGAATTGATCCAGAAACAAAAATGTACCGTCATGCAGGACCGGTAAATCTTAATGCGCTCCGGGCGATAGCTCAGGCAATGGGTGGAGCAAGAACCGGAAGCCCGATGAACGTTCCAAAAGAAATCAAAAGCAAAATAACAAAACTACTCAAAGAGTATGGTATCGGCAGTTATAAAGAAAGCCGGAAGGATGAGACTATGAGTAAAATAATGCAGATATGCGAAACGACACTTTCAGGCCAGTTTGTCGAAAGTGTTTTGGATAAAGAAACAAGGAAGATTCCCGGCGTTGTTCTATTAAGGGAGACATCTGGAAACAGGTATTTCCCCGGAAGTACCGGGACGAAATTCTCAGAAGCATTCCGGCAGGCCGTTGCAGATAATATCAACGGAAAGAAACTGTATAAGAATCACGAAAGCGATTCTGAAATGCAGAAGCGGAACGGGGTACGGGATGTAGACGATATACTCGGATACTACGAAAACGGAAGGCTTGATGCTGGAATACCGAAAGCGGATATTATATATTTATCAGCCCATGCACCAATGATCGAATCGCTTGTTGGGGAAATGGCGGACAAAGTTGGTCTGTCTATCGTGGCGAATGGTGAGATGTCGTATGATAAAGATACTGGTATTGCCGAGGCGTTTAATCTCAAAGAATTGTACAGTGCAGACCTGGTGACGGAGCCGGGATCAACGGTAAATATGTTTGAGTCAAATCAAACAGAAGAGGTAAATGATATGGATTACAAAGAACTGTCAATGAAATCTTTACAGGAAAACAGACCTGATTTGATTGAAGGTCTGAAAAAGGACATCCTGTCCGAGGCGTCAGCTGGCCAGGAGACGGAAGCCCTGAAAACCAAGATTGCCGAATTAGAGGAATCTGGGAAAGAGTTAAAAAAGAAAGTGGACGAGAATGAGGTGAAGGAAGCTCTTGCGGAAAAGGCTGAGAGAATCAATGTGTTACTCGAAGAGAGTAAGATTGATGCCGCTCTTATTACCGATGTATTCAGAGCCACCCTGTCAGACGCGAAAGACGATGAGGCTATAAAGGCACTTATCGAGGACAGGAAAACTCTGAAAGTCGAGAAAAAGGGCGTGAAGGATATGGGCGACCATAAGAAATTCGAGGAGTCAAAACTCAGCGATGAAGATTATAAAAAAGCTATGAAAACAGCTACTGGAAATCGGGGGTAAGACATGAGTAACAACTATCGATATGCAAGGGGTCCGTGGGTAGCACGGGCTATAAAAAAGACCGGAACAGTAGCGGTCGAACAGGGCGACATGGTGATGTTTACGGCATCGGGGAAAATAACTCCCGTAGCTGCATCCGCTGACGCCGACGATTTAGTCGGGATTGCGATGACCGCGAGTCCGGCGACAGACTTAACCGCGACGAAAATAACCGTTCTTGAAATCGGTCATGGAACCGTTTTCCGGTGTACCGTTGCAAGTGCGACCCAGACGTACGGACAGCCGTATGTTATTTCAGCCGACCAGTTACTCCTGCAAAAATCGGTAACTGATTTGCAGTCAACCGCGACAAACGTAGTGGCGATATGTGCTGAGGACCTGGACACAGCCGGTACAAGTGTTCTTGTACAGTTCTTGCCGGGAATCTTCCAGAAGGACATAGCGTTAAGCTAAGGACAAAAAAATGAACAGAGATAGCATGAGAAGACTGTACGAAAGCGGCGGAGAATTAAAGTTCGCCAACACAATGATTGAGCTTATCAACGAAGGTGAAGTAAACGGGGATAACTTTTCCCTGAAAGCACTCTGGCAGGCGATGGGAGAACCCACCCTGAGAGAGAACCGGTCGATTGATGGACCGATCATAGAAACCAATATTTCCGAGGCTCTGGATACATCGGCTTTTCCGAAAATTACCGGGGCGCTGATTAACAAAGTTATCCAGCAGGCTTACACCCTTGAACAGGGCGTTGGGGATCAGCTCGTAACTGTTATTCCCTCATCTGTGAAAGATGAAACCATAGTCGGCTTCGGCGAAGACATGGTGATGGAAGAGGTTCAGGAGAACGTCGGATACAACGAAGGTTCCCTGACCGAAAAGTACCACAAGATCAAAAATACCAAGAAGGGTAAAATTATCTCCCTGTCGGAAGAGGCTGTGAAATTCGACCAGACCGGGCAGATGGTAATGAGAGCAAAAAGAATCGGCGCTTCTGCGAAGTCCGATAGAGAGAAGACCATCATGAATGCGGTTCTCGGAGTAACAAACTCCGGTGAGCTGGCTGCCTGGCGTCCTGCCGGAACAGCGGCTACCCTGTATTCTGCCGCCTCGACTGACCCGTATACTACGGCAACCCAGAATAACCTCGCGTCAACAGCTCTGGCAGACGATACCGATCTTGACGATGCTATGGCGCTGTTTGCGGCGTTCACTGACGAACAGGGGTTACCGATGGTAATAAATCCGACCCACCTGCTGACAGGTCTTGCACTCAGAGCGATAGGCTATAAGATTTGTTTTTCCGGCCAGTCAAGTCTTGTCCAGTCTCCGGCTGGAACAGCGAGCATCTACACCGGCACGAATGCAATCTCCTCTGCTTTTGTCGATCAGCTGAAATCAAGCACCGCTTGGTTTTATGGCGATTTCAAAAAGCAGTTTGTTTACACCGAAGTATGGCCGTTGCAGGTCTTCCAGGCGAAACCCGGAAACGACCAGGAATTTGAGAGAGATGTTCTGTTCCGGTTTAAAGCCCGGTATTATGGCGGCTGTGGAGCTGTGAGCAACAGGTACGTTGTACAGGGGAACGCTTAATCATGGCTACCCCTGCCGAACTTATCGCTAAAATTGATATACGTATTGCGGCCTTGCTGGATGATTCGACAATGGTCGGTGATTACAAAATCGGTGATAAAGCTGTCGACAGGGGTACCTATTTAAAAAGTTTGAATGATATGAGAGTGTCCTTAATGGCACAGGCACAGGATGAGCCGTATGAAGATATCAGGGAAATTGCCGTGAGTATAGATGAGTTCGGGGTTGATACCTCCGAATACATAGGGGATTCCGTTGTATGAGTTGGAGCGATGATACAGATAAATTACTTGAGGATGGGACGGTTGTAACTGTAAGAAGTTGCACCTTTACCTTTGCGAGTGCCTCTGTTTATCCGACCACCTCGACAGTGAATGTTGAGACAGCGACGGTATTAATATTTCCGAAAGCCGGGGCGTTTAAAAAAGAGATAAAGGGACGAGTGATTGAAAGCACACACCTTTTATTCTTCCCTGGAACTTCATCGGTATCGGTTGGGCATAGAGCATTTGAACCGAGCGAAACTGATTATCATGAGGTGCTTGATGTGCGAGATTACGAAGGACACAAACAAGTTTATACGCAGAAGGTGGAAAATAGATGAACGGATTACCAGGTAATTTAACACCAGCGCATATAGAAAAGGCGCGGGAGCGTGGTGAGGATTTTATCATCTATCACCATAGGAAATATAGTTTAAAGGATTTGGAAGATGGTGCAGGGATTAGAAAAGTTGAACCGAAACCTAAAACTCGTAAAGACGTTTACAAACGTAAAATTGATAACAGCGATGGAAAAGGGCTTGAACTTGATAGCGACGGAAGCGAAGGGCAATCACATAGCAGCGTCGAGCCTCTCATCGGCGGAGAGGAAAACACACTCTGACCCGATGTTTTATACTCACAGCGCTGATTTAGTTAATTCGATTAATGCTGAGAAAGTGAAAACGTTTGTAAATAAAATCGAGGGTAAAGTGGTGGCAGGTGAAAAGTATGCAACGAAAATTGAAGTGGGCGGGCCGAATAGAAGGGCGTTTCCATTTTTCGGACCTGCGTTGGTTAAAAAAACACCAGAGATAATAGCAATAATGGGGGCTGCGGTAGCAGAGGTAATTAAATGAAGGCTTTAAAGTTGGCGATAAAAAAAAGGCTCACAGACGATAGTACATATATCGGATTAATGGATACGCCGACTGCTGAACCGTATCAGACCTATTGGTTTAAACCGCCAAAAAAGCCGACGTTTCCGGAGACAGTTTTAAATCTGACAGTTGGAGCGAATGACACTTCAAACGGAAAAGATATTTTATCAGGTAATTTTGATTTAGCAATAAATGTATGGTCGAAAGGCGACGGTTATGAAGACATCGTAAAACGGATTATACAATTATTGCATCAAAGTCCCGATACCGTAACTACGGGATTTCGGGCAATATATACGGGTGAACCAGAAGACCTTGAAGACGATGAATTTGCAGTCTACGGGAAGCGCGTAAGTTTTAATGTATTTTATAAGAGGAGTTTGTTATGAGTAAAGCAGTAGCAAGCACTATACCGATTGGGCCTTGCAGGATTTATTGGAATGATATTTTGATGGGCAGTCCTAAGGGA